TTCTATCTTGCTGATATCAATGTCGCTGATTGGCATTTCCTTTTGCATTTCGCAAGCTCTTTCTACAATCTTTCTTTTTAAGTATCTATGTGCATTTATTAAATGAGAATCTTCCATCTCTTTTATTGGAATTACTTTACCGTCAGAGGTTACCCATAGATTATCGTCTTCGAAAAAATCTTCAATCCATTTTCTGGTTGATGCACAAATATCCTTATTACATGTTTCCCATGTGCTGTCTTCGTCTTCATGGTATGCTTGATGAATGGTTTGAGCCATCCATTTTATAAAGGCTACTGGATCATTTCTGCTCATGGGTATTTATACAACAAACAATAATTTATGGGAGGGTTATATATTACTAGAGGTCCGGTTCGGCTCTCGTCGGCTCACCAGATGATCTAGCGACCATCTTGAGCCGGACCTCTAGTTATAATTAATGCCATGATATAAATATTTATTAGCTAATTTTTGTTTAGTTTTAGTTTTTATGAGTGCTGCCAATAGGATGAAAAATTCGCTTTCCGTCACTTTCTGGTCTGTGGCTAATTTATGAATAACATCTTGCACGTTCATCATATCTCCTCCATACCTAAGATCCAAAAATGAACTTGTTGCAGTGAACAGGTTATTTTGTTTTTGTTTAGTAGAGAGATAGCAGTATTTTCTTTAATAATCTTGCCTTCCCAGCCTAATTCATTCCAAAACGACAATTCATATTCATCATCAATTTTTGCTAAGCGATAAATAATATTTTCTGATTTGAAATATATGCATTTTCTGGAATTTAATAACGATAGGCTATTCATATGATATATTTGATAATACAATAGATTGTATATATTATCAAATATAATTGCTATAAGGTTTATAAAAACATTAGAAAGGTGAATTAACATTTTGAAATTGACACTTAAATAGGAGCGCGCAAAGGAGGGACATGTCATGAATAGGCTGTCCAAATTAGTTGGAAAGAGAATCAGATTTGTGTTGCATTATTTTAAATACGAAGGAATATTTTTGGGTGTAGGAAGGAAAAAAGGAACAAAAGTGTTGGGGTTATTATTTAAAGATGTTTATGAAATAAGTAGGAAAATATCATCTGCGATGCTGGTTCATCCAGATGATATTATACCGATAGATAATATATCTAAAATCATAATTTATGAAGCGAGAGAAATATTCAAAGAACATTATCACATCATAAGAAGTAAAGATATTTATTACCCGCCGAATCAAATGGAAACCATTACTATAACTCAAGCCCACAGATTGCTAGAAATGTCGGCGTAGATGTTCATCCCCTCCATCTTTCAAATATACCGAAAAGATGGAGGGGATGTTATGAACAAGTTCGCCGTGTCTGAAAGTACCGAAATCGTTTTAAACGGTGAAAAGTATTTATTAGAAAAGGGTGATGTTATCATCCTAGAAAAGTGGAAGGGTGATGTTAAGATTAATAGTACTGGCGAACATGCGTCAAAATCAATATCTCAATTGATGAGTGAAGTTAGCAACCTCAAGAAAAAGCAAGAAAGCCTCGAAAAACAAGGGAAGAAGGCCGATCCAGAATCAACTAAAATGATTCGCGAATTACAATTCGCGATTAGGGCAAAACGCGGGAAATGGAAAGGCAAAGGAGTCACAAAATAAAATGTCTTGGGAAGATCTTGGTATACAAAATCCTGGCATTAAATGGCGCAAATATCAAGACTGGAAAACCAACAGTCTCGCTGCGCTTTCCAGCACAACAGCAGATGAAATAGAAGATTATCAAAGCGACATAGATGAAATGCTAGAGCTTGGTCTCTGGCCCTCACAGTTAGATAGTTTTAGGGATTGGATGGATTTTATAGAAGTAACATTTAATGATGCCTGTGAAAGCATAAATTTTCGAGAGAAATTAATGAAAACAAGAATTGAGTTGATAAGATTTAAAAGACAATTTGATAATTTTACTATTGGGATGGACTGGTTCGGAGATTAACATGGAATTTACTATATCAGAAGACATAGAAATTGTTGCAAATGGCAAGCGCATATTGTTAGAAGAGGGTGACAAAATAAAGTTAGAAGGCAACAACCACGTAGAACAACTGAAAGCACTTTATAAAAGATCCGTAGAGGCAGGCGATACCGAAAAGGCATCTGAAATAGCAACATTCTTAAGTGGTATTGGGGTTAATCTAGACTAATATCGAATGTCTGATTTCTGCTTACCGACACGCCCTGTAATTTAATTATTTTAACATCATTTACATCAGCTACTGATTTGGCTAGATCCATTAGCTTTTTTGTCTCTTCTCGAACACAGTTGTCGTCTTTGGGTTCTTTTGAATATATCTCCACGACTACTATGAATTTTCTGAATTTCAGAGGGCGCCCAAGATTTGTTTGTGGGGTCTCCTTGGGGTCTTCTTTGGCTTCCTTTAAATTCTGTGGGGTCTGGGGGTCTTCAGATACCTCTGGAATCTTCTGGAATACTTCTTGGACTTCTGGAGATATTTCTGTGCGTTTTGATAGATAATTGGCAGACATAGCAATAAATATCACGGTAACAATACATAATAAAATTCCCATATCTAATTTATCTACCATTACCACTCCTTACTAAAAGAAAACCCCACAATTACTTCTCTGCTTTTTCTCATGTTCCATTCGTTCATAAGGCTGTGGTGATACATCTTGCTATTTTCTAATTCTTGATATAGGGACCAATCCAATTCACCATTAATGATCCCGAACTTCCAACGACTAATATTTCTTTTGCTAATTTTTAGTTTGGCATATCCTGTAAGGCTCCAGCCATTTGGTTTGTTAGCGTTATTTATGACCCACTCAGCGGCTTTCCCGAATTTCACATGTAAACCTCTAGCAATTGGTTCTGGTGGGCCTTCTTCCAACATGTGGGCAATTATCTTATCTATGCGTTTTTGTTTCTCAGCCAATGTTTCCATTTGCGGTTTTACTTCCATTAATATGTCTGCTTCTTTAACTTCTTTAACAACTGGTTCTTTTTCTGCAACCTTATTTGCGGTGGTAGCCATAACAAAGGTTGGCAGTGCTATAAATATTATCAACGCTATCATGTTTTTCATTTGCCATTCTCCATTTTATCAAGAAGGCTTATGATGGCTTTAACTGATATACCACCTGATTTTCCAGAAATTTGTGTCGAATGTACAGCAACCACCTTCCCAGTTTCTTTATTAAACCAAGGCCCGCCAGACATTCCACTATCGCATTTTCCGGTGCAAACCAAATATTTACCGTCAAAAATTGTTTGATAGATTTCTCCACTTATTTTTCTGAAATTCCATTCTGCTGGATATCCAAACATGTTAACTTTTACTACTTTGTAGTTATTTGGTTTATATAATTTGCCAAAATCTGGTATACCATCAAATATTTTTGGGTCTTCTAATTCGAAACAGTTTTCTTTTGTTTCCACTATAAATGCTGCCAAGTCATCTTCTCTAGATATCTTATGTTTTAATATATTCACTTCAATTGATCCACTATCGCGGAACACAAACACCCTACCGGCACCGATCACATTGTGGCCTGCGGTCAATAAATATTTATTATTTTTATATACCACAAAGAATCCAGTTCCAATAGAATATGACATACCACCATCAAATTTTACATGTACTATGCCGGATCTTTCTTTAACCAATTCTCCTATTGGTTCTACTTTTTCTACTTTAAATTCCTCTTGGGATTTTTGGGGTTTTTCAGATGGTATTCCTGGTACCAACACATGATCAATTTGTTCGCAGCCGAATAGGAACAGAAGTAATAAAGATATGATTAATCTTTTCATTTGCTGAGTTTCCTTATCAAATATATCCCGGAGGAAATATTATGGTACCCAAGAAGAAAAAGACAGATGTTTCTGCTGGATCAGATACCGTTTCTGCTGGACCGGGCGGGCACAAAGGCGCAACTAATGTTTGGAATTTTGTACCAAAATCGTATGATGATGCTTCTATCATGAAGGGTCCATTGAGAAAAAAGTACGCCGGTAAAAATATCCATAAATGATTACATGTTTTTTAAGATTACATTATTGTGGTATTTTTGAGCTTCTTGATATAATTCCGTAACCCCTTCTTCAGAATATACCTTACTGCCTGCTTTATCTGGGATTAGTGTCTCGGACGCGTCATATTGTTGCAGAACCCACATTCCCTTATTGTGCAAAAATTCACCCATTTCTTTAATAGAATGTAAATCTATAAACGCAGGGCATAAGGTGGTGTGGAATTCTACCTCCATATCGGCCTTAAATGCTATATTGAAGCTATCAAGCACCTCAAACAAATTGCCTGCTTGATTATTTACAAATAAAAGTTTGGATGGTAATTGTTTAAAATCAAGACACAAACATTCTATAAGATTGTCCTTTATTAATTTACGTATGACATCTGGTTTCGATCCATTAGTTTCTAGTTTAATAGCCACATTTAATTCTTCTCTGACTCTCATAATAAAATCTATTAGATCTGGTTGTAAAGTTGGTTCGCCACCACTAATACATAAACCATCTATCCAACCTTTTTTATCTTTAATGTACTTAAAAACCACCTCTTCTTCTATTCGCTCAATTTTATCGGGTTCTAAGATGAGGTGTTTGGCATGGCAATATGAACATTTCCAGTTACACCCGGCCGTCCAGATAATTGAAGAAACGCGACCTTCCCATTCATTTAGGCTTGATTCTTTAAATCCTGCGATATGCATTTATTTTCCTCTATGTTTATTCTGTCTTTCCATTCACATTTGTCACATTTTATCTTGAATGGTATGGAGGTTCTAGTTTGATAATTAATCGTGATACATCCGCATTTACATTCATATAATACTTGGAATGGGGTTGGTGCGGGTTTATTCACTCTTTTAAAATACCATGGTTTGAATGCGATTTTAAGCATTATGAATCCAATACGTCAATTATTTCATATATTAAGTCAACTTGGTTACTGGTGAACTTCCATTTCTTGCCAATATTTTTATCAGCCCACTCCTTGGCGCTTCCGTCATCTTGGTCAAGCTCTTGAGACATAGCTGTCCAATCACACACCATTTCTATAATATCTATATCGGCCATGTCTTCAATGTTTTGGTGTGCCTCTGGATGATGAAGATTTGTTTCAACATGGTGGCCAGTGGCAGAATCGACTTTTTCTTCAATTCCTGGGGGATATTGAAAATCTTTTCCTTCATTTTTAAATTTATGATATTCGGTTAACCAAATATATGGTGTTTTTTCGTAATCATCGTATTTCGATGCGTCGTGTTCCTTGCCTCTCTCCTCTAAATCCTGGTAGTCAGTATTAGTCGCCACTTTGGACATATTAGCTGCGACTTTATCTATATGATCTTTTGTTCTTTTTTCAAAACGACTGACCATATCTTCTGTTGGATTATTTTCTTCTGATAATATCCCCAATTTCATCATATCTCCAATAAAAAAGCCTCCAGTTAAATACTGGAGGCTGAAAATGTATTGGTGGACCAGCGGGGAATCGTCGCATGCTATGTGTGGAATTTATCATTTTTGATTGTTAGGTACCCAATATCAGCAAGCCTGTTTCAAATTTATCATTACACTCAATACATTTACTCTTTATTTTCATATTATCGCCTCCACTTCCTTATATTTGGGTGGAAGTGGAGGCGTTAGTGTTTGGACCAGCGGAGAATCGAACTCCGGTCCTGCGATAAATTAGAAAACAGTCTCTACGTGCGTAGTTGATATTTCGGTCATCAACAACCGTTTGCCCGTCTTTCCGGGCTTGTCTGTCAGAGTAATCTTGGCAAGATATGCCCTGACAATTCCAAATCTTGCCTTAGCAGAGTAGTGGCCGTACTAACGATTACGCTGCTACCTTATCGCTTTCTGGGTCGAGCTGTTTAGGCAGCTTGACGGAGCTGACCGAAGTCGGCAGTTGTTGTTTTGATCGGCTTTTTACGAGGCCAACCGATCAACCTCGGCACGCCGCTGTATCCCTCCTTATCCAGTCGATACCTGATCTAGCCCACATTTTTTGCAACAATAACCTTCAGTACCGGTAGTTTTGATCAACTCCCACCCTTTTTCTTTTATTATATCCTGCATTACTTGGTATAATCCTAGTGTCGCAAAGTCTATTTTTTCTTCTGTTTTACATACAATACACCTCAATGTAAGATTTGTCATGATTCATTTATAACATATAAAGTAATTACAATTATTCAAATATAACATGGGGAGATTCGGCATGAGATGTGAAAAATGCAAATACGCATCTCAAGTTATAGCGGTTGAGATAGATCTCATAAAAAACCATCTTAGCGAGCACAAACAATGTAATCACATATCTAGTGACGACGAAGCGACTATGGATTTTATAAATAAATATGCTTGGATAATGAGAGAAGCAATGTGTGCTCTTTGTAAAGAGTGTGATAAAGATGTCACAGAACCATTACCAGACATATCCGATTTGGCTTTGTGCACAATGATTCATAAATGTGAGTCAGACGATGCCCTTACCAATATAGAGCTAGGAATCATAAAAAAGCACATACGCGATCATAAATGGTTTAATAAAATTGCAACATACTCTGACGCAATTTCTGACTTCCTTGAGAAATATGCATGGGTTATTAAGGAATTAAAAGAAGCCCGATCAAAAATATCTTAAAGGGAGGTAGACCCATGAAAGAAATTGAAATCAGGGATATTCAAAATATTGCTCAAAATATGATTGTTGGTAGTAAACAGCACACTCTGTTTGGTCCTGTATTGAGCAATAATCCCCCACTCATAGCTGCAGGTAATTCATCCGCTCCAGAATATGGAGAGGCCGAACCAGCTGGCGAAGAGGGTCTTGATATTTCTAGGGTATCTATCGATAAGGGTAATGGCGAATCATTTACTGCGGTTGCTATTTCTGGTTCAGCTAAACCTGGTTGTTGTAGCGACAGTGGTGGCAAGGGTGTGGGTATGGGTGCCAATCTTGCTGGCGGTATTGATGCTTCTCCAAAAGGATTAAATAGTCAGCTTTATGGTATGTTAAAACCATGCGGCAAACAATTTAATACTGGCGAGAATAAGAGCAGGAGCGATGATGAAGGTAACTCACAATACTAAAATAATTCTCGATGGTGAAACATATTTGTTAGAAGAAGGAGACGAAATTGTGTCTCCATTCACGATCGATGAAGGTCTCGTTTCTCGTGCTTTTTTATCGATAATAAACAAAATCATTCCAATTGACATGTTTAGAAAGATGGATCCTCAAGCCCAATCGATGTTTGCTAATATTGTTAAGGATCCAGAAAAAGCTAAGAAATTGGCAAAGCTTTACAAAGAAAAACCTGACTTTTTGAATATATTTACATAATCAAGCAACTTCCCACAAATCTCTATCATTATATGGCACACCAATATAAAAACCACTTTCATAACCCTCGCAGCCTTGTGATACATCCGCCTGTTTTATGCGCCCACATTCTGGACCATAACACAAACACAAATCTCTATATTTTTTCATAATTTTTTTGTCTTTGGTTGTTAATTCCAGACAGACATTATCTAAAAGAAGGCCACTGTGGCTTATTACTTTAAATTGGTTGTTGGTAACTAAAACATCCCAACTATCTTGATCAATCCCAATTATATATTTTTCATATATTTCCGATTTTGGTTCTATTTCTTCAGATATGAGGCCATTTCTGATGGTGACTAATCCCCTGAACACCACCAAATTGATTGTTGTTGTGTGAGATTGTATAAATTTATTTGGACCAGTTTTCATCTACAACCTTTTTGGCATTACCGCAAACGTCTTCATAAAGAGGCATATAGGAACCCTTTTTGATTTTTCCGAGGTTTTCCAATTCTTTTATATACTCACATGCCCGCCCTAGTAGATGCAAAAAGTCTTCAATTGCCTTTTCTTCTGTGATGTCTTCACTAGGTGTTGGGGTGGTCGCTATGAACATGGTTGTCTCCTTCTTCTATTTCTTTATATGCCAATAATTAATTATAGTTACACCAACCTGAAAGGGGCTGCTTTTTTCAATACATATTCTATAATATTGGATATACTGTCCGGGTTCATTAAATCGTACTCTAGTTCATCATTCTCGTGTTTTATAGAAATTGTTTCTTTTTCCATTCTATTTTGATTTTTCTATATCTCTCTTCTGAGACCATGTACTTTCCCCGTATTGGGTCATATAGACGAATCCACATCCGACGGGTAGTATATACACATTTTAGTGGCTTAACTGTTCGTTGTATTATTCTGAAAAATTCAATGGCTGGAGTCATTGTTTGATAAAAACAGTGAATTGATCGTCTACAGCTAAGACTGCGCTCCCAGACAATTCAATGGCAACTGGACACCCGGTATTGAATTGTACCAAAGATGGGTCCACAATACCACCGTTTTTAAACATGTATGGTCTATTGGGGGATATTGATATTGGCTGTAGGTTCTCTGGGATATTAATAACATTGTTGGTGTCGTAGGTAGTGCCAGAGAATACTCCAGTTAATTGAAATCTTTTTCTTTTTTCTTCTATTTCTTGTGCCCAGTCATAGAGGCTCTTGTTTATGGTTTTTATGCACTTGGCGATATCTTCGAAATTGTCGTCCTTCATACATTTATAAAAGAATGTGTTTAAATCATAATATAAAGTTCCTGGTCTATATTGTTGTGGTTCATCTCTAGACGCTTGGCTTGCAAGTATTCCAAGAACAACCATTCTCATCCAGTCATATCTTGGAAGAGTGCCAGGTTCTGCATATGAATCGTGAGCTTGGCCCGTTGTGCCAACATCATTAATAAAATCGATTTCTGCTGACACGGGGAATTGGAATCTATTATCCATATTTATATCTTTGACTACTCTATAAATTCTTTGCCGGGATTTTTAGTCACAGCATCAATTATTCTTTTGGGAAATGGTGTCATATTATTACAACATAAGATTGCCAAAAATCTTCCATCGGCAAAATCTTGTATAGATTTAGACCATTTTTCGCATTTTCTACAACGGATTGATATATCTCCCTTTTTATTGCTCTTGGCCCTAACTGGTATGCGTAAATCAAAATGCTTTGCTGGTGATCTATGTACATTCCAGTGAATTGCAGTTTCTTTTTGTTTGGGTTCTTTCCCGGTAGTTTCCCACATTAATTTATTGGATTTATTTTTACCTTCTATTAATGAACCATCTCTCACATGTTTTCTCAAGTGTGAGACTCTAGCTGCGGAAAATTTGCCAAGATTCTGACCGCAGACTATGCATACATTATCTTTTTGTTTCAATCCCTTTTTCATAAGCTATCTCATTAACTTCAAAAGTGGGAAAATAAATTTCGGTAGGTTTGTTGCGTAATTTGTGTTTTCTAAATATTTTGCGACATGTTGTTCTTAGACTAATCATATCAGAATATAGCGTGCATTTTATCCTTAGTGGATGAACTATTAGGCACGAACTTCTTGATATTTCGATACCACGCTGCCTGATATTGATAAACATCATGCCATGATTATCATTTACCTCTCCCACGCCACAGAAGTAACCAGATGTTAATATACCATCTAGTCTAAAGATGTAATGGCGTCCTATAAATTTTTCTATTTTATTCCACATCGTTTTATTCCTATATTAACCCCTATAATTTTATATATCTTATAGATAAATTACATTGCCGCCGGGAACTTGCCAATATTATCTTTCAAATTTTCTGCGGTATCTTTTACTATTTTTTCTACCATATTTTTGTCGAAATGATTAGACATTTCGTCGATTATGGTATCAGACGCCCCGCTTATTATAGCCTCTATTTCTCGTGATGTTAATATTTTAGCCACTACCTTAAACAACAATAGTGACATGATTAAGTTATTTGAATCTGTTGAGATAAGATCAATGGGGTTTTGTTTATCTTTATCCTCTGGTACTCCATTATTCTCTGGCATATTTGCTCCATTATTCTCTGGCATATTTGCTCCAAATAAAAAGGGCCGTTTCCGGCCCTTAAATACAAACTCAAAAAGATGGACATTATCGACCAACAATCTTGTTCTTTAGAATATTGTTAGCTGCTTCATTGGTGCGCAGCTTGATGACTGCTTTGTTAATCAACTCAGAAGCTCTCATTGCAGAAATGTTATGTTTTTCGGCCAATTCTCTAATGCTAAGATTACCAAAGTGATGATCGCGAATGAATGAGGCATCTCTTCCACCGATTTGATCGATTGCTTCCTCCAAGGCTTCCCGCACGAATGACTGATGGCCACTATCATACTCCTCATGTGGCATCAGGTCAGCTATTGAATCTTCATTATCTTCATTTAGTGGCACATGGATGGAAGCTACTGGTTCAACGATCGAAATAAATGAACTAACATCCAGGTTAACAGCTTTGGCTACTTCTCGATAATTACCAGTTTCGACTGCTATGATTTTGATAGACTTCCCATCAACATCGCACGGCTCTAGGTTTAGGTCATCAATCATCTTTTGAACATCTAGCTCGAATGCCTCAGGATTCTTGCGACGACAGTTGCTGCCGTGTTTATTTTTACAAGCAGCACATTGGGCAATGAGGCACTTTTTATTCTTGCAAAATATCTTATCCTCATCTTTTCTCTTATCGTCTTCTTCCTCTTCCTTTTTCCCAATCTTTTTCTTTTTGCCGTAGAGGATATCGTCGAGTTTCAAGCGAACACCTATCTGCTCAATCTTATATGATGGAATCCTAATGTTTCTATTGAAATCATCAAGAGACCTGCAGATCGAATTATGAACAGCCACGCGCATCGAGGTTAAGATGCGTGCACCCTTATCTTTGGCGCCAAGAAAAGGAGGCCACCTGTCGACTGTATTAGAAATACCCAAAAAACCAGACTGATTCAGGTCACCATATCCCATTCCGCGATGACACTGATTACAAAGGGCGGCAGCAATTTTGTGAGCCACAAAAGCATATCTTACAGAGAAGCTGTGACGTTCATTTTCGTATTCTGCAAAGATTTTAGCACACTGTGCTTCGCTGCGTGCCTTTTTTCTGGTTTTTGTTATGATCTCTGAGGCGTAGCGCTTAACGGTTTTTTCTTTGTCTTTTTCTTTTCTGTCTTTGTACTTGTAGAGACATTCGTAAAAATTGTTTTTCCGCGATCTAATTATAATCGCTTTGATAGTTGCTTTAACTTCATTGTTATCAACTTTAATAACAATCTTCTGACCAGTTGAATATGGTAGCAAATTAAGAACCTTTTTGCGTACTGCCTTCATTTTCTTGACAAGAATTTCCTCTTCATCTCTACCAAACGGCGGCGCATCTGGCGTGTCGTAGCCCTCATCAACCAAATGATGTGGAATTGATGCCGTCATGTCCTTGTCTTTGTTTCTGGCCATTCTGATCTCCTTGTTTGCCTTTCCTCTTTTCAACTTTACACTACTAACATAGCAAGTAGTGTGCCAGCCCGCAATACCGCTAGTTGTATAACCTCATCCGCGCCCCGATCTATGCTTCCATTATAACACAGAAGCAGTATCTCTGTCAAGTATTCATCAACTACGACCGAATGAATCCTGATAGAATTGACCACGCGGGATATTGATTGTGGGATCATGCAACTCCAACTCTCGTCAGTAGTGAATAACTGCGAAGTTTATAACATAGATGTTAAGTACATATGAGTTGTAGTTGGTCTGGTGTCTTGGATTGTATATCATATACTAGGCGTGAAAAATGTCTTCTTACGTCATCTAAATCTGAACCATCTAAATCTGTTTGAGTCATGTGTTTAACCCTGAGGAGCTTCTCTCCTTTTGGGTGCTTAATATATAACCTAACCATGTGGCCGTCGATATCTCCGACCAGCTCGAAACCATCATGGAGTGATTCATTGATCCATACCATCTGAAATCTTCAATATTGGGTATTGCATTTCTGCAACGTCTTCTTTGTCGACAATGTTTGACAAAATTTCTTTATTTGCTTTAAGAGCTTCCTGTGCTTCCTTGTCTTCTTCTAGAAGTGGATTAATTATATAAAGATCTTCTTTGTCTTCATCTTTATCGGTGCTTTCTACTAGAACAAACGGATCAGATTCTTTATCATCTTGAATAACTTTATCTTTTTGATTTTTAGATAATGGCAATCCGTCGAATTCATTATTGTTCAACAAGTAATTGAACACGTCAATATATTTCTTGGCTTTACTTTTCGCAATACGATCATCTCGATTTTCATTTGATTTATTATACTCATTAAGAACTTTTGCCTGGTCCCTATCAAGAGATTCCAACCCAGGTAGTCCAAGAGCTTCGGCACCACCCATTTCTTCCCCACCACCCACACCCAGACCAGCAAGATCATCACCCTCTTTTGCAGCGGGACTCTCTTTATCTTTTTGTTCTTTTAATTTTTCTACCTCATCTTCGGTCATATCAGTAAATCTGGATAGGATCCACTCATCTGGGAAAAGATTGGTTTCTCTGAGAGTGGCTATGACTCCAGCTCTTGAATTCCATGTTTCTATTCTATATAACTCATCTATAGCAGAAGAAGCAGTCATAATGACATTAAACTCTGACATGTCTTTAGAATCGAATCCCTTCATGGCTAAGTGTACTAAAGCTATTTTCTTAAGCCCTATGCAGATTTCTTGTTGTACAAACTGGACGGCCTTAGCAAAATCTGTGTGGCTAGAGGCGAGAGATTTGTCTGCATTGCCGCCTGCGTCATCACCAATACCAACTCTGGAGAACGGAATTTTTAGAGGGGCAATCATCTTTTTCTTAAAATATTCAATGTCTGCGATCTGATCTAGATTTTCAGCACCCTTCATGGTGTCGACCGATGGGCCAGTGCCATCTGGGCGTTGTGGCATCCAAAAATCATCTTCCTGGATTAACGGGGCATATCTCCAATTGACATCGCCAGTAGCTGGATCATAAAATCTCTGTTTCTTAAATTGGTCTGCTATTTGGTTAAGGTATTGACCGACTTGATTGGTTGGTATATTACCAACTGGGATAGTGAATATGCGTTTTTCTGGTGCTCTTGTGATTCTGTAAATAAGGGCAGCATCTTCCATCAGTCTGAGTCTTCTGAAATCTTTTCTTGCACCATCTAGAATACTTCTTCCATATGGGGCATAAATGTTTTCATAAGATGTCAATCTGAGGTGCATTACCTGCCATGGATGTAGAAATATTGGTTCGGCCATCATCTCATCAGAGAAGAAAAATCCAACCAAATCCCCAAATTTTGTTTCTACTCTAAGAAAACTATAAATGTTGAATGGTCTGAAAGAGGCCACTTCGGTTCGGTTTTCGTCTGTGATAATTTCTGCGGCAAAATCTCCATACTTGCACAAATATCTTACCACTGCTCTTAGTTTATTGTCTATATTTAGGATGTCAAAGAACAGTCTTTCAAGTTCTTCTTTCAGCTCATTGTTTTTGGCTTTGATGGCAATGGTGTGTTTGGTTTCTGGATCTATTTGGGTTGATTCATCGGCATATAAATCGAGAGCGAGTGAAATTTCACCCATCTCATCCATTTGGTCGTAATCTTTATATCTCTCCATTCTGTTTATTTGGAGATTGGTCTGATCCAGCAATCCAGCAGAGGAATAATTTATAAATTCACCATTTTGGATGGCTCTATTGATATCCCCCTGGTTTTGCAGGAGGTTTTCGTGTGTATAAACGCCAGCGCTCTTTAGGAACGCCCTTATTCTATCAAATAGCTGGATGCTCATAATTGCTCCGAATGGTTAAATACATACCTTATTTTTGCGATGCTTATGGATTTACAGATTATAAATAATACAATAATTCAAAATAGTTTTTTCTTTGGAACAACAAATTTCATTTGAGAGTCAACTGCGGGAGCCATTAGAGTTTGAGTAAATTTCATCATCTCTTCTTCTTGTGTTTGGCCTGGCATTGGCGCCATATTAGACACCATCGGACCAACTGCTGTGAAATCATTGGTGTTAATGACTTCTCTTTCCCCAGGTTTTCCAAAATTAACACTAGCATTGAATGGTAATAGAGCGCAATTTTCTCTGCTTATGGCAAGATTGATTCCGACAAATGCCAACCCAGACGCAATAACCAAGTCATCATTCATTGTTCCTTTTTCGGCACCGGTTTTGTTTGGTCCCAAATGAACATAAGTTTCCGATTGCATAACCAATCTATGTGACTTTATTTTAAATCCATTTTCTCCCAAATTATCTATTAATGATTTATTTAGGATTGGTTTGCCAACACCAGTTGTGTTGTATCCTATTGGACCCTTAATTTGGTTTACTAGTGGCTTTTTGTTAGCAGATGGTAACATGTTTTTGCGAAATATGTTTGGATATACTAATTCTTCTAGATCTTGACACACAGTAACGCCCATGCCTGTACGCTCGGGAACCATAAATGCGCTATTATACCATCTACCGAGATAGTCAATCATTATAGAAAATTGTTTTGGCTTTATTTTTATTTGAAGCTCCGCAACCTGTTCGGCTGTCATTATATCAAATATCTGTACTGCTGACCAGTCACTAGCTTCACCACTAGAAATGTCCCCTCCCATTGTATAAATATGATCTTCCACTGGCTCATTCCATATCCATAACCTGTCCTGAAAATCCATATGATGACTTTCGCCAGTAATTGGTTGGACATAATCAACATGGTTAACTGTTTTGTGTTTGTTATCATATTCTTTGGCCTGGGATCGCATCATGATAAGGCTTTCTCGGCTCAATACCGTGTTGCCAGAACCGAGAAAATCTCTTAAAACTTCTTGACGGAATTTAGAATCGTTACCTTTTTCGGTAAGTTGTCTATATTGAGTTTCTAACCAAGGACTCCAATATTCTCCATATTTGTTTTTCTCTTCTTTAGTGGTGCATTTTCTCATATTATCTGATGGTGATATTTTAACCATGTTGGAAGTGATGTCGTCGCGATATTCAATTTCCCAGTCCATTTCCCACCAATCAATTTGGATTGGATTAAATTCGTTTTGTTTGTCCAATGCATCTGTCCAAGTTTTCCAGTACCAATCTCCTATGCCACGCGATGTCGACACAACGATAACAGAACCACCGTGTTGCAATGTGGGATAGCCACCAGCCCACATGTCTCCCATGTGTGGGCAGAATGCAGCCTCATCGATGATGTTTAGCGATGACGAATTCGATCTTAATGTTTCTGGACCAGATGGTAGGGATGTTATTTTAGATCCGTTGGCAAATCCCAATTGATGCTCGTTATCGGTTGTTGGTATCCATATTGATTTCATCCACTTTGGAAGATAATTATAAACAAACTTTATATTCTTAATCATGAATTCTTTTGCGTCTAGGTCACGTTTTGACACAATAAGAACAGTTTTCGCTTTAAAGAACATAGAAAGCCATAGAGCATAAGCACCACATAGGGTACTAACTCCGCTTTGTCTGGTCTTACTAAATATGTTGAACCTGCTTTTCTTAAATTGCCCCAAACAGGATCTCTGATAACTAAATAAATGGAATGGAATTACTCCAGCATTTGGATGCTTAATCATGCAGAAATTATCAATAAAGTAATCGGGAGATTGCTTGCATCTCTTAATAATTTCTTTGATTTTAGCTATTTTATCATTATTGTTTTTAGTCATCTAATAGACCTTCAAGATCTAGATCAACAACACCGTTATTTGCTTTGTCCATTCTCTTACTTAAACTATCAAGTATCTTGACGAGATTGGAATTTGTTTCTGACTTGGTTCTTAAACTTATGGCCAGGGTTTCAAAGAACACCCTACTCGGCTCTGCTTTGTTTAATTTCTTCCACAAATGGGTGATGAGTTTGTCTATGTCTTGTCGGTCTTTGCGATAATTACATAACAATTCTTTGAGGGAATTATTATACATATCTGGTAATTCTACGTCACCAATTGGGGGCGCATCGTCACCCTTATGTTCTACTATTTCTGTGTCTTCTGTGTCTTCTGTGTCTTCTGTGTCTTCTGTGTCTTCTGTGTTTGTTTCTATTATTTCTTCTGTTATTTTCTTTGGTGCTGTTTCTGCAATGTTAGGAATATTGACATCGACATCGACAACATCTTCGAGATCATTTAAAAGTGCAGATAATTCATCGTCCTGAGGCAGGGCTGACATTAAAGATTAACCTCCAGATCCAATCCGGCTTCTGGGTCGAGTTCGGTTGGCTCTTCAATTGGCTCTTCAATTGGCTCCTCAATTGGCTCCTCAATTGGCTCTTTAATTGGCTCCTCAATTGGCTCCTCTAAACTTTCTGGATCGAGCTTAGATGCTATAGGTTGTTCAATCGATTCTTCGCCATCTCTGTCAGAATCCGAAAATGACAGATTAACATCATCCCCATCGTCGACAGCCATATTACCAGAAGCATCTGTAACATCTGCGCTGGGTTTAACTTCAATGCTTAATTTCTTTTCTATTACACCTTCTTGTGTTCCATCTCTGGTGTAACGGACTCTAATGAGCAGATTTACTTTATCCCCACTTACCTCGGCACCTATAAATTTCCAATTTACGCCAGTATCTTCGAGAACCTCTTTCAAGTTCATGATATCAATGTCTTCATCTTCTTTAGCAGCGTTGAGGATGTACTTTTTCACTTCTTTATCGGAAAGTTTTCTTAATAGGTTTGATGCATTGGAAAGAGAATCAGAAAATGAATCTTTATCTAGTTCAGATTCCTCAATGTCTTCTGTAATTAGATCTGCGTTTGATAAATCATATAACCAATCATAGTTAAATTGGAAGCCACCAGTAAGTTTTGCGGATCCATCTTTAGCAATTTCCCAACTATTTTTAGATAATACTAGATTGGTATTCTCGGATACCAAGCCGTCATCTGTTTTTTCCCAACCTGGCAGACATGTTGATAGACATTTTTTAGCCATCTTAGATAGCAATTCTTTATCTTCAAATCCGGCCATTACTTTCTTTACGTTTTTGCCGTGATTTTCTATTATATAGCGGACCGCGTTCACGATGCCATCCATATTTGCTCCTTCATCAATATCAGGTTTTATTTTCTTTTTTGTACCCGGTTTGCGATGCAATCGGCCGACTTTGGTGGGGTCTTTTGTACGACGCCTATCTGCTTTACTGCCAGATTTTGGTTTCGTGTTCGGCTTTCTATCTGGATTACCGATTTTATCTAGTCGCTTATCAATATTTTTCACCACGCGTTCTTGCGGGCTAGTTGTACCTGGTTGTTTTTGTCTAGCAGACATATATATCCCCAAATATTCTATAAATATATTTTCCCTAATCCTCTTCTTTTGTGAATGCTATTGAACTAGGCTTGACTGGTTGCTCTTGGTGTTCTATTTCGCCGATTGGGGAGTCTGTAAACTCAAAACTCATCAATCGAAGTATCTTGATGAATTTTATAATTTTAGCTCTAGACATTCCGGAAAACTTTGTTAATTTTCCTATAAGTCCTTCGTGGGGTTTTGGGTCATGAAGATATAGGTTTTCTAAAGCACATATTATTTTCATAAAATCGTCACAATATTTACATACGTCTTTGGCTTCTTTTATAAATCTGTCAAATTTGGCTGATCTTTTTATTGCTCTCTCGTCTAGATAATATCTATATCCTTCAGAGTTTTTCTTATCTCTGTTGTCTTTTTTAATTGCTGCCAATATCGCTGTTCTAGCAATTTGTGACCACATATTAAAGATTTTTGGGTGTCCTGGATCGTTGTTAAATTTATAGAGCGCACTTTCAATAGCACACCATGCTATTTGATATAAATCATTAAATGCAGATTCGTCTTTTCCAGCATAAATGTTGTGTAAATTGTGCGTTCTGATTACGTTGATAATCAACTCATCTGCATTTTTCATTACTTCGTTGCGGATAGAGATACAAGTACATCCGGTTTTATGATATCTAACAAGAATTGCCTCGACAGCATCGTTATCGAAGTAATAATTAGATGGTAAAGCCATTATTAATCCTCCGATAATAAAATACATGATTATATTTGATGATATAGATTTATATAGAGAAGTCTTAAGGAAAAATAATTCCCAGGTAGAGAGGTTTGATTATGCATGATTTGGACGAAAAGATGACGTTGATCGAGCGCAATATGCTCCAGGCCTCGTATCGGATGAAGAAGACTTTTGTGGGTGGTCGGTGCCTCGTTGATATTAAAGAGTCGGTTGTCTTCATGCGGATGGCGGTCCGGTACGGACTATAGGGCAGCCAACTCTCTCGAAAAGACTTTGCCAAACACCAGTTGTTGTCCCAGAGATCCGAGTGGAGGGTGGCTTAGTTGTTTAAAAGATCTACCAATCCGTTGTTGGCATCTATTCAGGACATAATTAAGGATAAATATGATCTTGAATCATGGCCATCAATATCATGTAGGGTTGATTCTAGTAATAGATATAGAGGAAAAAACGGGGAATCTATAGGGGAGTGGATAGATATTCACGTGTTTGGTGATGAATCTTATATTTTTACTATTGGCGTTGTGGATACCGATTTAGTTGTTTATGGGCCGAGGCGCGAGTTTACTGTGAGTTTGTTCGATGAAGAATTTTTGAGTAATTTGCATGAATTCGTAGAAACAATCATTTCTAAATTAGACATAACGAAATAAATTAAATCCCCTCTTTATTACATCTTTCCCGTCTAGAGTTTTCTTTGGCGCAACAACAATGGTGGGATATCCAAGTTGGATCATCCTCTTTAATCTTCTTCTTGAATGTTTATATAGATAATAATTATTAATAAACATAAAGTCAAAAACTCGCGCCCACCCTCTTTCATTTATTCTGAGTGCCCTGCCGACTTTCTGTTCTATTTCTTGATCCTTTTTGCTGCTGGCGACCAATATCAAATTATCTACTCCGCCTTTTAGATCCAAACCCCTCTTCAGAATCCTGCTTCCAATTAGCACTTTTAGCTTTTTGTCTTCAAACTCTTTAAGAGCCTTGTCTCTTGCTTTCTTAGAGGTTGTGCCATAAATAAACTCACTGCCTGGAATTTTTTTCTTCAATTCCCTTCCAAGTTCTAAATTTTCTACCAATATCAAAAAATTATCATCTGGAAAACCAGATATTATTTGGTTTACTTTATCATGTAGATCTTCATTCTCTTCAATTAATTCTCTAACAGCAATATCGAAAGCGGATCTATCGTCCCTATTGTTCTCTCCAAATACTGTCATTACATATTTTACTGGTATAATTCTTCCGATTTTTTCTAGATGTCTTCTATCTGATTCGGCTATTACGCTACCAAGTAACTCTGTTAAATTGAGTTGATCTAATTTGTCTTCATCCATTGGCAGAGTACCAGTAAAACCATATACATATCTTGAATTTGTATATTTCTGTATTATCTTCCTATATTGTTTATTGGTGGCTGCTTTATCGCACTCGTCAATCATCAGCAACTCGCATTTTTCCAGAAGTTTTCTATAGATTTTATGATGTTTCGTTCTGGTTTTGTGGGCTTTGAGTCGCATTCCATATTTTTCTTGGCTTTCGTCTTTCTTACGCTTAATCTTCGGTGGTAACATTAGGCTGGCCAAACTGCCAACACACACCAATTGGCCATCTGGTGACTGTCCAGCATAAAAAACACCAACATCGTCCGTCACGTCTCTCAATTTAAGACGACTTCTAATCTGATCTACAACCACCCTCTCTTCTGCTATAATAATAGTAGGACAATTCAGAAGCTTAGAGATGCCGCACATCAATTCAGTCTTACCGGCCCCGGTAATATAGAACATTATACCTGTTTCATTATTTATGCAGGCCTCGAGCCCCTCTATTTGGTGAACACCCAATGTTATGCCAGATAAAATATCTGGATTGATATCTTTTTTGCTGAACATTGGGTATTTTGAGGGGGGTCGTTTATCTTCTATTTCGAGCGGTATGTCGTGTTTGCCACAAAATTCTGTTAATTCTTGAAGAAAACCCCTAGATAATTTCTGATCTTTCTTCCGATATTTTCTATAAACACCATCCCAACTCTGTTCTTCAACAGAGTCTATGTACCTCGCTCTTGGGTCTTCTGCGGCGAAGTGGTTATATAATAGATTGTCTACGTCAGGAGTTACGTTATCTAAGTAAATCCATCTGTTATCGACTATTATGGTTTTCATTGAATAATGGTAATGGGGTCTTTCTTTTGTGGGCCGCCAATTTGATGTCTGGATGAACTTTCACAACCGATTGCAGCACTTTACTTTGTACTTCTAAAGTTCTATGGTGTTCTTTGACCATTATCTTTTCAAAGTCTTCTGTAGTAACTTGTCTGTTTTTATGGAATGATTGCATCATTTTTAATATGCAAAGATTAAATCTGTGTTTGTGATATTCGGATGCTTCTTCGTGTGTCAATATTTTTAATAATCCATCTCTGACACATATAGTACATGGCATCTCAAAGTCTTTTTCAAGAAGAAATTCGAGTCTTTGTTTGAATTTCATTCTTGCTAGAGAAAAATTGGGATCATCTTCCTCTATGTCATACAATTTTTCAATGAGAGAGTTTTGTATTATCATTCCATATTCGCATTTGGCTAAATTCATTGGTATCTTTAGTGGTCTGTTTGGACTCATTTATTTGTCCTTTAATTTTGATGATTGCTCACATTTGCCAGCCGCATTGATCTTGATTGCAGATGGCATTTCGCATTTTTCATTTGCATTACACGGACAATTAGCTACTCTACATGGTATGGTTGGGAGACAATAATCTCTACTTTGACCACCAAGCGGCCCGCGTTTTGGCATAAATCTCTTACGACCATCATCATCAGGCATTAGGCTCTCCATTCATTGCACTTCGATATTATGCATTGCTTTTACTAGTAGATTCTATTTCTTCAAAAGATTCCATCTCAAAACGACCGTATTTCGGACGCCAATCGCTTAAACCTATCATCCTACCAGCTTTTGTAACAAAATCTATGATATCTTCTTTATTAATAATGTCTGACATGAAATGAACAACAAATTCCAGGGACCAATTTTGAAATATCGGCCTGGTTCTCATCACCCTTGATTTATTAATGACAACTGGTACTCTAGAAATAAATGGATTCTTTTCAAATTGTTTGAATTTCCAAATCCCATCTGCGGTGCGGGGGCCGTCATGTACTACGACTGCATTGCCGTCGACAAACATGCCAGATTTGGCTGAAGGTCCCATGCGGGTTTTCTTGGCCGCCGCCACAAGCATTGATTCAATATTCTCTCCAGGCCAACATGGGCGATTTTGTTCGTCAACATATAGAGCTGCATACCATTCAATTTTGGCAATTTCCATATGGTCACTGTCTTTCTTAACCCTTTTACTTGTTATCTTTTTCATTTCTTTTGCATAATGATTCAATGGATCACTTGTCTGACCATTGTGCATAATGGTTGGCATAACTCCCTTGATCTTAAACTTGATTGCTTCATACATGATTTTGCCTTTCAAATATACCTTAAGATAGCCAACATTTTTCCTTTTGTTGTTAAATACGGGAAGAAAGAAATGATAAAAGCTAATCGAATCATTTTATGCGGCGAAATAATATATGACAATGTCGAGGTTTATACGTATGGAGAACCAGGTGGTAAATACATTCCTGGTTTATTTGAAAAATATCAGTTGTTTTTGAAGAACAAATCAATAAAAGCAACAATAAATATGAACATGATTAGTATGGTTCAAATAAGAAAATGTGCGCCCAAAAGTTATATGAGTAAAGTCAAGAGGCTTGTTGTTACAAGTGGTCAAATATCCTTTGGACCAGTTTGGTTGGTTCCAGAAAATAAATATACCGAATTAAAAATACCATTCCTGTTCAGTTATGATTACAAAGACATAGAACACTGTGCGTTTATAGCCGATGGCTGGCTTTATTTAACTAAAGATGAACTTATAATATCAGTAGAGCATCAATAAAAAAAGGGTCCCCGAAGGGACCCCTTGGCCTTCCCCACTTTGCGTTCCTTACGCAAGAGTAACCGACTGCATGATCTTATCTAGCATATCTTCCATCTTGCCGAGCATAGTGCTAAGATTGCTGGCGCCAGATAATAGATCTGTGGCACTCTCCGTATGATATCTTACTTCTCCCTTTTCGCCAGTAAGAGAAACCGGATAGGTAGTTCCATCATCAAAAGTCACTAGAAGATAAAGATGGAGAACACCATCAGTAATTACCTTATCATCAAGAGCAACATCTGTCCACGTAATACTTGAAATGAATGGTAAGGTTTCAATTACTTCCTCAAGAGCTGCCTTTCTGACCGGATCATTATACATTCTCTGCATTTGTTCTTCAGAGTAGGATTCGGCAAAAGACCAAACAATGTCATTGGTTAAATCAAATGTCTCTATTTGGCAATGAAAGCTTCCCCAGGACCCATCGTCGTAACTAAGGGTTCCATCGAATCTTCCAACTATAGATGTGGCTTCAGCCATGATAAATCTCCTTGGGAATTATTACTCACTTTCCGTATCTTTGACTGAGCTTTGGATTTTCTCAACATGCCATAGCTTTACGTGTGGTATTTTTGTAATGATCATTTGGGCTATTTCGTCGCCACTATTGATTCCTAAATCATCTTCTCCACTATTCACAAGAATTACTTGAATCTCACCTTTGTGGCTATTGTCTATTGTGCTTGGGGAATCCAAAACCACCAGGCCACCTTCTAAAGCCAAATTATGTTTTGTTCTGATTTGTCCTTCCCATCCTGGCATTAATTCTATCATAAATCCGGTATTGGCTAATATTTTTGAATCTGGCTCGAGGATGCACGATTCCAATTCGGCGCCATGAATACTTGTAAAGGACTTGGCTTTGACGGTAAAAGACGCGTCTGTTGAATCTGCCCTAGATGGTACCCATTCTATCGATCCGTCAACAGTTTGCGTTTTTACAGAAAACGGTTGCCTTTTTCTTTCATATGGTGGTCTCCGATTATTATAATTATCTTTTGTCAATTTTCTCTCCTTACGTAATTTTAATATAGTCGTTTCCCAAAATGTTTTTCAATTCTTCTCTACAATCTTTATCCATGAGACATCTTATTCTTCTTTTAATTATTTCTTTTTGGTTTGGCATTATTCTTTTGTCGGTTTCGTCTAAAGTTGCGAGTGCTTTTTTACATGATTCCGACATGGAGAGATAAGTGAGTGATATCTCTCCATTGTCATACCAAGCAACTATGTTTGGAAATCCACCTTGGTTTTTTATTTCGGAGAATTTATGATCATGTTTTTCTGCAAAGTTTTTGCTTCTAATAACTTTATCTAGATCTAATTTTTTCTGACTGTCTTCCTCTTTGGCTTTTTTATATGCAATATCAACAATATTTGATTTAGTTAACATCCACAAGCCGCGAGTCCAGACACTTTTCTTTTTGTTTTCTTTAGCATATTCAACAGCATAATATACTATTTTCTTGATTGTTTCCCAGGAAATTCCTTTCATGTTTTTTAGAAATTTCGCAGCGTACCTATATTGATATGTTCTTTTAGGATCTGTATTTTGTGGGATTATGTTTCTGCCAGTTAAGGCGTTATATAATTTTATTATTTCATTTGTTTTTTCATCTATTATTTTTTCGTCCATTTGTATTTTATCGCTACGGGAGATCATCATGGAAAAAATTACTGAAGAACATCCTGTGTTAGTCGATAAAATACTGGACCTCAGAAAACAGCTATTAAAAGACCAGCCAAACATAAGATGTTTGGTAATAACAGCGTTGGAAGAAGAATCTGATCAGCCAGTCGTTGTTTATCATGGCGATCAACTTGAATATACTGCTATGGCTGTTACCGTCGCGAAGGTTTTGAGAAAAAGAATCCTAGATAGGGTAGACGGAAATGACGTACACGTTCATAAACCACAACAAACACTCGGTGCAGGTGTCGGGACCGAGCAGGGAAGTGATCAAAATCCTGCCGGGACAGAGCATAATCCTTCCTAGGTATTTTTTAAAATATTGTCCTAAATATCTCAAACTTGTAGAACAGTTTGATAAAAAGAAGCTATCTAAAGGTAGAATTCCACGCAAAAACACGAAATATAGAAAAGCACAGGGGCGTAAACCTAAACCCTTGCCACCAAAACTCAAAAATGCTGCAATAATGCCTACCATATCTAATATTGGTATAGGTATTCTATCTTGTAACAGATTACATTGCGTCAAAAGACTTTTAGAATCGATAAAAAAGAATGGCCCAGATGGTATCAATGTAATTGTTAGTGATGAATCGACAGATCAGAAAGTTAAGAAATATCTACGTTCTGTCGATTGGATTACATTGTTGGACCACAAAGAGCGCAAGGGCGTGGTACATAACACCAATAATCTATTGCATGCTCTCATTCCATACAGATTTAAAATGATTCTAAATGACGATGTTGAAGTCAAGAAAAAAGGATGGGAGACATTTTATTTTAATGTAATGCAAAAAACCAATTATCATCATTTTTGTTATAGAGAGTATGGCCTATATGGTGCTAACCTAAAAAATGAAAAAGCAAAACAAGTGGGGTCAATAACCATAAAAACCATAGTTGGTAAACCACAGGGCGCAGTTATGGTATTTGATGATGATGCGTTTAAATTTGTGGGATACTACGATCATAAATTCCCAAGATATGGAATGGCTCATGTGGATTGGTCAAATAGGATATCTAAAAGCGGCATACAACCACCGGGGTTTCATGATGTAGAAGGTGCTGATGCCTATTTTAAGATTTACCCTGAGAAAACAGTAGAAGAAGATAAGGGTAATATCCTTAGAAAAGCCAAAAAGGTTTTTGATACAGTTAACAAAAGTGCTAGAATGTATATCCCACCAGTTGAAATATATCCATCCAAAATACACATGATTATTAATTCTTATAATAGGCCAGATCTACTTGGCCTATTACTTTCTGATGTTGAAAAGAATAAATCAAAACATGAAATATTTATATATGTTTATGATGACGCCAGCTCAGCCAATTATGGAGCGGTTATAAAGAAACACAGTAAAAATCTAAACATAACATATAAGAAACTAGATAAAAATCATGGTAAGCAGAATTATTGGCAGGTGATAAATCAGGGATTTGCTGATGTCAGAAATAGCAAGGCACATTTCTTTCTTAAATTAGATGATGATGTGCGCCTGGTTAATGGATTTTTTGATAAATGTATATCATATTGGAATAACATATCAGATCCTAAAAAGATTTGTATAAATCCATTATTAGATGAGCTCAGAAAAGGTAAGGTTGTTTGGTCTGGCAGGAACCCCAGAGAAGTTACATTTAACCAACGTGCATATTGGAATTCTGGATGGGTTGATATGATGTTCTTCTGTGAGAACAGATTTTTTGAGAAATTGAATTTTAAAATTGATCCAGTACCTAAATCTAGATGGATCAAAGATCCGTCTAAATCAAGTGGAGTTGGAGCGCAGATTAGCGAAAGATTAAATAAATCTTCCATGTCGATGTATCAGCCTGGTTCTACTTTGGTTGCGCATAAAGATCATCAATCCAAAATGCATGCTCATCTCAGAAAACACGAGCCAATAATATCAACAGCACAAACTAAAATAACCATTTCAATGGCCAGCATCAAAGAGCGAGCTGGATTTCTGAAAACGGTGGTTAATTCTCTAGCTGGGCAATGCGATCAACTCAATATATATCTCAATGATTATGATGGAATTCCTGATTTTTTAAACAAAAACGGAATCACTGTTTTCGAGGGGAAGAAACTTGGAGATAGGGGCGATGTTGGCAAATTTTATGCTCCACAAGCAAAGGGGTATATATTTACAGTAGATGATGATTTAATATATCCATCAGATTATGTGTCCACTATGATAGATAAGATCAACCAATATAACAAAAAATGTTGCGTTGGTGTGCATGGAGTCATATTAAACACACCAATGATTAATTATTATAAAAGCCGCAAATGTTTCCATTATAAAGCGGCACAATTAAAAGATGTTGGGGTTCATATATTAGGAACTGGAACTCTTGCTTATCATTCTAACACAATACAGGTCTGTAAAGAGCATTTTAATTCGCCAAATATGGCAGACATTTGGTTTGGTGTTTTGGCTCAGAAAAAGAAAATCGGTCTCCGTTGTGTCGCTAGACCGGCAGGATGGTTGAAAGATATACCAGGATCTAATGCAAAAAATTCAATTTGTGGAAAAAAATTAACAGCGGACAAACAGACTAAAACAATTAAATCTTTTGGAAAATGGACTGTATACTAATGAAATGTGCAATAATTGGACGAGTTAAAAAAAGACGAATGACTGGGCTGGAAAGAGTCACAATATTGTGGGATAAAATGCTGCAATTAACTCCAAACTGGGAAGTTTGTTTAATGGGAGATAGCAGCATAGAGTGGGATAAATTAAAAGATGTTGATCTAATTATGCTTGGCGGAGATTCATCAACAGAAGACTCTATATATAAGAAAATAAGAACAATCACAAAGTCGCCAATTTTATCGCTATCTTTAATACGGCATAGTTATGAAGACGCGAAAGACATAAGAAGATTAAATAAATTAAATTTATCTTATGGGAATATATATTTTACAATTTGGGATGGAACTTTTGGAAGTCTCGGCAAATTCAAGGGAACTAATTATATATCATTACCCAAACCAATACTGTCGCCGTCGTTATCGTCTATTCCCAAATACTCGGAAAGATCTGGAATATGCCTGGGTCATACCTTGAAAACACTTAATAAAAGATTTAGTGGCCACTCGCCTTATGATAATATGAATAATACAAAAAAAGTCATTAATGTTTTGATAAAAACATTTTCAAAAATTGACTTTTATACATATGGATCTGGCCCCGCACCAGCAAAAAGTATAAAAATAGTAAATCCAGGTAATGAATTTGTCACTAAATTTTTGCCATCTATTCGATTATTTATATCTTTACAAACTAATGAGACCTTTTATTTGGTGCCCCTTGAGGCTCAAGGAGTTGGTACTCCAGTAATTTATAGGCATATCCCACAATCATTAACTCCGTATGTTGGTTTTAGTGGAGTAAAAACAGAAACTATTGATGACTTGTGTTTTTATGTAGATAGAATATATAACAATAAAAAGACATGGAATAGTTTTAGTAAATGTTCCATAGATAATGCAAATAATGTTTCTTTCAAAAACAGAGCCATATCGATGGGTTTAATACTTGAAAATCTCATAAGGACATGTAACGGCAGTTCAGGACAACATAGAAGAAGGACTCTTCAACAACTCAAAATGAATAGGAAAAAATAGCATGTATGTTTATTGGCCACTTAATAATGGCAAACCCACTCGCAATTTTGGTGATGCAATTAACCCATTCATTGGTGAGTTTTTTTCTGGTGAAAAAGTAACCAATGTAAATAATAATGAAGGCAATATAAAATCTTCCGATAAGCCATACTTAGTCTGCGGCAGCAGCATGACATTTGTCAAAATTCCAACAATAGTATGGGGTTCTGCGGTTTTAACACCAAGATGGAACATACAAGCAAACCCAATAAAAGTCTGTGCTGTCAGAGGGCCAAGAACTAGAAAATGGCTAATTAAAAAAGGAATAAAATGTCCAGAAGTTTATGGTGATCCTGGGCTACTTTGTCCAATGATGTTTAAAGCAAAAAAGACAAAAGAATATTCCTTAGGAATAATTCCGCATGTTATTGATAGGAAAAAAGTTTCTGAATGGGAATTGCCAGATGGCATGTTGAATATTAATATTCAACAAGGTTTTCAAAAAGTTGTTAATCAGATTAACAGATGTGAAAGAATTATTTCTTCATCATTGCATGGTTTAATATTGGCTGATACTTATCAAATTCCATCTTTGTGGGTAGTTATTACTGGGATACCATCAATTAAGGGAAAAGAGTTTAAATATTTAGATTATTTTGATTCAATAGGTGCTCAAACCTACAAGCCAACCTATTTAACTAAAGAAGAAATCTTAAAAACAAACAAACTAAAAAAGTCTTGTAGAGCTAATGAGATAAAATTAGACTTACAAAAACTTATAGATCATTGCCCGTTTAATAAACTAAATAAAAAATGGATTTAATCTAATTTGTTGATTGATCTAAGAAGATCAAATATTAGATGCACTCTGTGATTATATGTGTGATGTTTTGTAACGCAAGCCTGGGCTTTGTTTGCAATTTTCTGAGCTTCTCCTGAACCCAAAGCCCACTTAATATTCTCTTTTAGATTATCTATTATTTTAAAATGTTTATTATTTTCAAACAATAATTCTTGATCATCAGCGTGTCCTGTTAAAGACAATGCTCCACAACCCATTGTCTCCCATAATCTCATGTTTATAGATGGTATTGTGTCATGAACGGGATTAAGGACAATCTTTGATTTGGCATATAGATTTGCCATGTTTTCTCTAAAAATTCTCCGGTTAAAATCAACTTTCGCACCCATCTTTCTGGCAATATCTGTAGCTGATTCGATCATTTTACATCTATTAATATAGGTCTTGTTTTTAATGCGCTTTCCGCCATTACCAACAAATGATATGTCTATTGGTCTATTCTTCCAGTCATTTTTCTTGATAAAAATTGGGTCAACCCCAAATGGGAAAAATGCAGTTGGGTAATTAATTTTTTTCGCCAAAAACAATGAGTGAGACATCAAAACCAAATCTGGTTTTATGTTGTTTATTATTTTTAAGTTGCAATTTAACATGTTGGCTCCGTGATGGATCCAACAAACTTTAGCGCCACCCATACTATTTATTTCTTTTGGTACTGATTTGGTGGGGCTTTCTATCCATATTGAAATATCTTCATTTTTGTCTACTAATTTAATACCACATCTTTTAAATGCATCTTGCAAATATCTACCTGGTGTATAATCCGTATAACCAAAAAGAAGCTTAACTTTGTATTGTGTCAAGTCTTCATCTAAAGTTGATTGCCACTTTGTTATTGTTGAAATGGACATACGGACATCAACCTTTCCATATCAATATCGATTTCATAATCATCACATTTAATATCATCAATCTTGGTGTTATTGTGTATAATAAATGGTTCTTCTGTTGATCTTTTAACAGATTTAAAATAATCAACAAATTTAAAACCATTACCAATAACTTTATCAGAAAGTTTTATCCATATAGATTTAACATTATATGTATCAGCAATAATTAATCCATGCAGTGAACTGGATAATATTACATTACACTTCTTGACTTCATCTACGACATTTTTAATACCACTTCTTATGTCTATTATGTTTATGTTTTTTGATTTATTGGTGGCAACCCATTCTGAATTTTTGTCAATATAGTGTGGTATAATTCCAATATCATATTTGATATCTATTTTTGGATCATAATAATTTTTATATAATAATGCTGGATCACCATAAATTTCCGGACATTTTATGTTGTTATTTATTAATATTTTTCTTGTCATCGGCCCGCGAACGGCACAAATTTTTTGCGGCGGGCTCACAACCATTCTGCTTTTTGCACTAAACCCAGCACCCCAAACCACTGTTCTTGAGTGTGCCCAACTCAATATACTACCAACAGTAACATATAGAGTTTCGCCTGTTTTTGGTTTATACTTGCGACCCACTTCAACTACGTCTTGACCAGATATAAGATTGGCAATTATGGGGCCAACTTTATCGCCCCAATTTTCATCTTTACATGTGATTAATTTAAGCATATTTTTTAAGTTCTTTTAGTAAATGATTTACTCTATTAGTGATGTTGTGATCTTTTTTACATCTATTTTTTAGTCTTTGTCCAAATTTTTCCAATTCTTCTTCGTGATTTAAGTAATATTTTAATTTATCTTTTAAATCTTCATAATTTATATAGGTTAGTATCTCATCCTTCGTAAATAAATTATATACTTCTGGGCGGTCTCTTGTTATGCAAGGAGTTCCGCATGCGCCATATTCAAGCATCCTATGTGCGAGTGGCGCACCTAGATCTTGTAAGTCAATCCCGATTTTGCTCTGGTTTATGACACTAAGAAATTCAGGACCATTGATGGGCTTATGGTTTTGGGTTCCACCCAATTTTGTCCATCCAATACCATAAGCATCTACTGAAAACCCATCATCTCTTAATTTGTTTACTGTTTTTGGTCTCATTTTTGGGTTTTTAAATCTTGGATGATTAAGAGTACCAATGCATGATATATCAATTGTTTTTGATAGTTTCATGTCTTTATGGAATTTCAAATCACAAGCGGTTGGGTTATAAATCATTGGAATCACTGAAGAATATTTATTCATCGTATCTTCATGATTGGTCACATAAATATCATATGACTTGAATCTATCTGTAGTGAAAATATATGGATCAGAAAATCCAAATCCAACAACTGGAATTTTGATTTTATTTTTAAATTGTTCTATAAGGATATTTGAAGACGCCAACCAGATGCAGCTGGGTTTGTGTTTTGCGATGTGTTGTAAAATTTCAGATATCTTCTTTCTATTAATAACAAGAACTTGATGCCCTCTTGCAGACATTTCTTCAGATATAGATTTAGTTGTTCCTTGAACATTCCATGCATAACTTG